AGGATTGGATTACTCTACATTCTGTGTTATTGATATATCGGAAATGCCTTATAAACAAATATGCGTTTTTCGTGATAACTACATCACGCCGGTGGACTATGCGTCTATTATATATAGAGTAGGAATGTTATATCACGAGGCCGCTGTTCTTGTCGAGATCAATGATATCGGAGAACAGGTTGCAGATGTTTTATTGATGGACTACGGATATGAAAATATTCTTTATACAGAAAACGCTGGGCGAATGGGAAAGAGGATATCAAGTGGATTCGGACGTGGCGTAGACAATGGCATAAGAACAACAAAAAGTGTAAAATCGGTGGGATGTTCTATCTTAAAAATGTTGATAGAGCAAGAACAATTGATCTTACAAGACTTTAATACAATTCAGGAATTATCACGTTTCTCGAAAAAGGGTGTATCTTACGAAGCAGAATCTGGCGCACATGATGATTTGGTAATGAATTTGGTAATATTCTCGTGGTTAACTGATCAACTTTACTTTAAAGATTTGACAGATATCAACACGATGATGAAGTTGAGAGAAAAGACAGATGAACAAATAGAAGAAGATTTACTTCCATTTGGATTTATAGACGTAGGTGAAGACTTGCCACAGGCTGGATTCCAACCTGTGAAGAGACAGGATGAGGACTGGTTATTTTAAACCTTTTGTTTTTATAAATAAAAACAGTGATATGAACTGATAAAAAAACTAAATTTATTCAAAGGAGAAAAATATGGCTTTTTCCGTAAGTCCTTCCGTCATAGTTCGAGAAGTAGATGCGAGCCAAGTCGTCCCAGCCATTGCAACGCCCCCAGCTGCAATTGCGGGCGTATTTCGCTGGGGCCCTACTAACGAACCAATTCTTATTACTTCAGAGACTCAACTCGTAGATCGTTTTGGTAAGCCAGGCGATGACAACTACGAAACATTCTTTACAGCAGCAGATTATCTTGCATATTCCAACGCATTGTTCGTTGCACGTGCAGAAACCTCTGGATCCGCAAAGGCAGATGCATACGATTATGTATTCTTCCCAGCAAACACAATTATCGCAAACACAGACGTGTCTGGAACTTTAGATACTGCAAACTCAACGTTTGCTGCATTCGAAGCGAAACATATCGGTGATTTGGGTAACGCAATTGATGTTGCATACGTAAAGGGCGCAGAGTTTGAAGAATCGGTAATAGATGTAGGCGATATTCCAAATCAACAGATCTTATATACAGGAACTGTTGCACAACAGACTATCGGATTTGCTGGAACAACAATGACGTTCCAAGTTGCAAATACCTCACAACTGACATCAATTAATAGCGGTGATACAATTGTTATTGGTAACGACTCAGTCGGTTATCAACAGTTGAACATTACTACACTAGTAGAAACAGCGTATGACGCAACATTCACACCAACTGCAAACTCTGCAGCGATTGCGATATACGAATACGATTTCACATTCGACAGAAAGTATACTCTTGCAGAAACTGCATTGAATAAACTGAAAATCGATAGAGAGTGGAAATACGCAAACCTATTTGGTAAAGCGGCAGACGCAAACAACTACCACATTGCAGTCATCGACAGAACTGGTGATATCGGTGGAGTAAGAGGTACAGTACTAGAAAAGTTCGAAAACCTTTCAACTACTCCAGGCGCTACAACCTCAGATGGACGCACAAACTACTACAATGATGTGATTACAAATCTCTCAGCGTGGGTAAATGTGGCAAACAACGCACACTTCGAAGCAGCAACAACTGCATACGAAGTTCTTTCTGGTGGATCTGATGGTACTGCAGAAGGTTCTGCATCATTCGGTGCAACTGCTCTTGCAATTGATTCATTCCAGAGTGCAAACGAAATCGACATCTCTTTCATCCTACAAGGTAAAGGTGATGACAACGGTCAAATCGCAAACTACATCATTTCAAATATCGCAGACACTAGACGTGACTGTGTTGCATTTGTTTCACCTTCGAAAGAAGCAGTGGTAGATACACTGAAAACAAACGCTAAAATGACGAATGTAATTGCATATCGAAATAAACTTACTGCATCATCTTATATGATGATGGACAGTGGGTATAAATATCGGTATGACAAATACAATGATCAATATCGTTGGACTCCATTGAACGGTGACATGGCAGGTCTGTGTTCACGAGTTCAAGTCTTTGAATCTCCGGCAGGTTATCGTAAGGGTGTAATCAAGAATGTTATCAAACTTGCATTCAACCCGAACAAATCACAAAGAGATCAACTGTACAGTTCAGATGTGAACCCAGTTATTTCACAGGTAGGACAAGGTATTTTGTTGTTTGGTGACAAGACTGGACAAGGTTTTGCAAGTGCATTTGATAGGATTAACGTACGTAGATTGTTTATCGCAGTCGAAAAATCAATTGCAACTGCAGCGCAATCGTTCTTGTTTGAACTTAATGACGAGTTTACGCAAACTCAGTTCCGCAACATTGTAGAACCGTTCTTGCGTGAGATACAAGGTAGACGAGGAATCATCGATTTCAGAGTCGTATCAGATGCAACTGTGAACACACCACAGGTCATTGATGCAAACATGTTTAAAGCGAGTATCTTCATTAAACCTGCCCGTTCAATTAACGTAATCGAACTTACATTTGTCGCAACAAGATCTGGAGTCGAATTCGACGAGATCGTTGGACAGTTGACTTAAGGAGAGGTAAGATATGGCTTTTAACATAAACGAGTTTAAATCGGAACTGACAGGTGGAGGCGCACGCCCCACCCTGTTCCAATGTCAGATCACAAACCCGATTGTTCCAGCCGCAGACTTTAAATTCCCTTTCATGGCAAAGGCAGCAGGGATCCCAGAATCAACTCTGGGAACCTACACTGTTCCTTACTTTGGACGAGAAGTTAAATATGCAGGTGACAGAACATTCGGTGATTGGACAGTGACGATTATCAACGATGAAGACTTCTTGATTCGTAACGCAATGGAAACATGGTCTAACAGTATCGCAGCACATGATGCGAACACTAGAACACTTCCACAAGATTACAAATCAAATGGTTTGATAACACAGTATTCAAAAGATGGATCTCCATTACGTACATACATTTTCGAAGGTATGTTCCCATTGTCAATCTCAGAGATTGCGATGGACTGGAGTTCTACAGACCAGATCGAAGAATTTACCGTCACGTTCCAGTACGACTTTTGGCGAGTAGAGGGTGCGACTGGTATTTCTACTTCTTAATATTTTATAGGATGATATAATGCGAATTTTTGGTTTTGAAATCAAGAGGCAATTAGACGGAGAGGAACAGGCGCAACCTGTTTCTTTCGTCGAGCCTCAAAATGATGACGGTGCGATTACAGTCGGTAACGCACTTGGTGGATTTTATGGTACTATGTTGGACATGGAAGGTTCTGCTAAAACAGAATCTGAACTTGTCACAAAGTATCGACATATGGCAATGCAGCCTGAGATTGCACAGGCGATTGACGAAGTTATCAACGAAGCAATTTCGGTAGATAGTTACGATCAAGTTGTCGAAATCATCTTGGATGAAATCGATTTGCCAGACAAAATCAAAGAAGCTGTGCAAGAAGAATTTGAAAACGTGTTGAGTCTTATGGACTTTACTAATACCGCATATGATTTATTCAGTAGGTTCTACGTAGATGGAAGACTTAATTTTCACATTATCATTGATGAAGAAGATCTTAAAAGAGGAGTTGTGGAACTCCGATACGTTGACCCAAGAAAAATCAAACTCATTCGTGAGATTGACAAGAAGGCAAGAGATGGCGCCTCAGGCATCCCTACCAAGAAAGTAAAGAACGAATACTACATTTATTCGGACACAGGTTTTGGAAACAGTTCAACCAATATGGGTGGACGTGATAACACACACAGAATATCAAAAGACTCAGTAGCTCGTGTGACATCTGGTTTGATGAATGAAAGTAACTCTTTGGTTCTTGGTCAATTGCACCCAGCAATCAAACCTCTCAACCAGTTAAGAATGTTGGAAGACGCAACTGTCATCTATACGTTGACTCGTGCACCAGAGAGACGAATCTTTTATATCGACGTTGGTAACCTTCCAAAGGCGAAGGCAGAACAATACCTACGTGATATGATGGTACGTCATAAGAACAAACTGCAGTATAACTCTGCAACTGGTGAAATCACTGATGCCCGTAAGATGATGACAATGACAGAAGACTTCTGGTTCCCTCGTCGTGGTGGTGAGAGATCTACAGAGGTTGATACTCTTGCAGGCGGTGGTGCACAGGCACTTTCAACTGACGAGAACCTACAGTATTTCCAACGTAAATTATACAAATCACTTAAGGTTCCAATTTCGAGACTTGAACCAGAAACTATGGCGACATTTGGTCGTGTATCTGAGATCACTCGTGATGAACTTAAGTTTGGTAAATTTATTCGTCGTGTTCGTGCTCGTTTCTCTGGAATATTCAATATCATCCTAGAGAAACAATTGATTCTTAAGGGTGTAATGGGCCCAGAAGAATTTGAAGAAATCAAAAACCAAATTCGTTATGATTTCATAAAGGACAACTACTTCGAAGAACTCAAACAGTCTGAGATTATTCGTGAACGTATGACAACTCTAAGAGATGTTGAAGAACATGTTGGTGTTTACTATTCACGTAATTGGGTAGTCAAGAATATCTTGATGATGTCTGAAGAAGAATTCAAAGACGAACGTGAACAGATTGAAACTGAAAAAGAAGAATTCGGTTCAGCCGAAGATGAATTTGACGTTTAATAAATAAAACTAATAGA